CGCCAACGTTGACACCAACTCCTACGCCGACATTAACACCAACGCCGACGCCAACACCTACACCTACACCGACGCCAACTCCGACGCCGACGCTAACACCTACGCCAACGCCAACTATAACGCCAACGCCTACACCAACCCCAACGCCTACACCATCTTCTCTTAGCATAAATTTAACAAATTCATGTACTACTGGAGATGTAACTGAGGTAATAGTAGGAAGTATTGGTAGTGGAACAATATCAATAACACCAGGCAACATGTATAATTCATCAGGTGTATTACAGAGTGGGGTACAAAGTATATCTGTATCAATGAATAATGCTAACCCATCACTAATATACAACTTTGATGCTACAACGTCACCAGGTGGATCTACAACATCAACTAATTACCTTACTCCACAAGGTACAAGCTTTACATTAAGTTTATCTGTTGATTTAACTAGTAAAACATCTATAACTATAGATGTTAGACACAATTAAAATACAATATAAGTAAAATAAATGAATGTATTATTAACACTTAATTCAGGACTGGGGGTAGATTTAGGACCCTTTACATTAACAGCAGATGTTGGTGTTGTAAACCCCAACACGGCAACTGTATCTGAATTATTATCTAGTTTAGGAGTAGTAGTGGATGATACTGCTACTCAAGTAACAATAACATCAATAGGAAGTTGTACTAATTCTCTTATTTTACCTATAACAGGAGTACCGACGCCAACGCCTACACCGACGCCAACGTTAACGCCTACACCGACGCCAACGTTAACACCTACACCGACACTAACACCGACGCCAACACCGACACCAACGTTAACACCAACGCCAACACCAACAGAAACGCCTACGCCTACGCCTACACCGACGCCGACAGAAACGCCTACGCCAACACCTACTTTAACGCCAACACCGACGCCAACACCGACGCCAACGCCTACGTCTACGCCTACGCCTACGCCTACGCCTACGCCTACGCCTACGCCTACGCCAACAGAAACGCCAACACCTACGCCTACGCCTACTTTAACGCCTACGCCTACGCCAACAGAAACGCCAACACCTACACCTACACCGACACCGACGCCGACGCCAACACCGACACCAACACCAACGCCTACGCCGACACTAGACCCAAACAATTACTTATACTTTGATTGGTCGGGAGCATTAAGTATGACAGTTACGGGAGCTACGGTAAACGGAACGTCAGTTACTAATTATGCTGGAAACGATTTTCCATTCTCAAGTGGTGCTTTAAATGTATTTACTACTAGTGAAAGTGGACCTTTCTGTACTATTGTTTTAAGTTTAAGTGGTTATGTTAGTACTGAACGTATATTATTAACAGATAGTAATGGAAGCTCGTACCCTTGTACTTCATTTACTGGTAACGGAACCTATACATTTACTAACGTAGCTGTAAATAATACTAACCCTGTTTATATAACAGGATTAGACGGATCATGTTAATTTAAATATTTATAACCATGCCAGCAATAATACATTCAGGTTCTTTCGCAGTAATATTTAAAAACGAACATACTATATACGAAAATGAGGTTCGTTGTTTAGTATTGGAGAGCGATTATAATTTATCTTACAATCCAACATTAGTATCAGGTAGCTACAGTAATGGTATTTTAAAAGACTTTGCTACTGGTTCTGATTTTTATGTATATGCTACTACTATTGGGTTATATAATGACGAAAATGAATTATTAGCTGTTGCTAAACTTGGTAAACCAATTATGATGTCACCTAATACAGATATGACGTTTGTAGTTAAATATGATATATAATGATTAAATTAATTGATTTAATAGAAGCTAAACAAGTAGGGATACTATACCATTTTACAAATAGTTCCTTTCTTAATAGCATAAAAGAAAAAGGTATAAAATTTGAACCAGACAATTCAGGACTTTATCCAAATCAATTTTATATTGCTGCTACTAGAGATAAAAGTGGAAAAGGTTTATTTAAATATCTAGATTATAAAGATTTAAATGTTAGGATTACATTAGATGGAAATAAAATATCTGAAAGATATAAAATTGAACCCATTAATGTAGAAAACGTATGGAATAAAGATGAGTTTGAAGAAGAAGGAACACCTGTTATTTCTAAATTTACGGAATTTTTTGAAGAAAGAATATTGTCTAATAGAGAAGGTTACTTAGATCCTAAATATTTCATTAATATTGAAAATGTTTAAATAAATTTAATCCTAATATTGAATCTTTATTAAAGAAAAAAAATATACCATATAATGATTAAATTAATTGATTTATTAAACGAAATAAGTATTAGAAAAAAACAAGAGCTGGGATCAGGAACTGAGTCTACAGTTTATGATTTTGAAACTCAGCCCGACAAGGTAATTACGAGTCATAGATATCCAACTTGGGGTAATGCCGAGAAATCATGGGATGATCGTATGGCTATAATGATAGAAAACCCAGATATATTTGTTAAAGTATACAAATATAATGAAGAAAAAGGATATTTAGTTATTGAAAAGGTAGATGCTAAGAGATTAGTAAGAGAAAATGAAGAAATGAATAAAATTTTTGAAGATAATCCTGAATATTATAATAATAGATCATTTTTTGTTGGAGACACATGGTATGGTGATAGGTTGGAAGATAAGGATAAAACATTCTGGCCAATAATACAGAAATCTGGTATTATTGATTTTATAAATATAACTAGATGGGGTATTATGGAGGGTAATGATCAAGATGTAAAATTCATAATGTCTGTTTTTAAGAAAGAGTCTAGTCATTTATACAATGTTTATAAAAAATGGATAGATTTTATAAACTTAGTAAATTCAAAAATAGGACTAGGATTTGATTTTTCATTTGAAAATTTAGGTTATGATAAACAAGGAAATTTAAAATTATTTGATTTCTAATAAAAACAAGTTATGATAGAAACTATAAGTAAAATTGAAATAGAGGATATGATAAACGATCCTAATTTCAATATAAACGAATGGTTTGGTTATGTTTATTTAACAGTACATATTCCAACCAACAAATTGTATATTGGTAAAAAACAATTCTTTAGTAGCCAAAATAAAAAATTAGGTAAAAAAGAATTAGCAGCTATACCTGTTACTAGAGGCCGCAGACCAACTAAGAAAAAAGTTATTACAGAGAGCAACTGGAAAACATATTATGGTTCGTCAGAAGAGGTTAAACAACTACCTCATAACGAACTAAAACGCTATTTAATAAGGTTATGTAAAACATCTAAACAACTAACATATTGGGAAACAAAATGTTTGTTTGAATATAATGTGTTAGAAGATGATAGGTTTATGAATGATAATATATTAGGTACATTCTTCAGAAAAGATTTGTTAGAGGCCGAATAAAAACATACATTCATTGTATGGATAATGCAGCTTTATTGTTTCTAGTTGAATCGGTATTAGATAAAGGACAATCCACAAGTAAAGGTAATTATGCCTTTAAATGTCCCTTCTGTTCACATCATAAGAATAAATTAGAAATTAATTTACGAACAACGGATAAACGTGAAAACTTTTGGCACTGCTGGATATGTGGTGTTAAGGGTAAAACATTGTTGTCTTTATTTAAAAAAATTAAAGCACCATCCGATAAGATAGCTGAACTAAATATATTAATAGTTCCATCTAAATACGAAAAACACACTGAAAATAGTGTTTTAGAATTACCAAAAGAATTTATTTCCCTATCCCGTATTGATAGTTTAGACAAACTAACACAAATTGAAGCAAAACATGCTCTTATATCATTAAAGAAACGAGGTATTACTCAAGATGATATTATAAAATATAATATTGGTTTTTGCAAAGACGGACCTTACAATAACAGAGTTATTATTCCCTCATATGATAACAATAAATCACTAAACTATTTTATAGCCAGAGCCTATGATGACTCAGATCGCAAATATAAAAACCCTCCAGTAGCTGCTAAAGACGCTATTGGTTGGGAACTATATATAAATTGGGATGCACCTATAATACTTGTTGAAGGTATATTCGATGCATTAACTATCAAACGAAATGTTATACCATTGTTTGGTAAAGTACTACATGATAAATTAATGAAAAGACTAGTTGAATCTTCTGTTAATCGTATCTATATTGCCTTAGATAAAGATGCTAGAAAAGATGCACTTAAACAAGCTGAAAAATTAATGTCATATGGTAAAGAAGTATATATGGTAGAAATGGATGGTAAAGATGCTAATGAAATAGGATTTGAAGCATTTTTAAATACAATTGAACAAACACAGCCACTAACCTTCCATAGCTTGCTTGAGAAAAAATTACAACTATTATGATAGAAAAAAACACAAACATCATTAAAGATTCTAAAATCAAACGTATTGTAGAATATAGTGAGGACAACAAACAGATAAATGTATTGGACCAACGTTTCTATAGACGTAATGGTAAATATTATCCATCTGTGAGCACAATATTAAATTATTTCCCAAAAAACCAATTTTTCCATAACTGGTTGAAAGATGTAGGACATAATGCTGAGATAATAGCGTCTAAGGCAGCGGCCGAAGGTACACAAGTACACAATGCTGTAGAGGCCTTTATAAATGGAGAAGAAATAAATTGGATTGATGATTATGGAAATGTCAAATATAATTTAGATGTTTGGAAAATGATATTAAAATTTGCTGAATTTTGGAACACACATAAACCAGAGTTAATAGCGGCAGAATATCATTTATTCTCAGATGAACACCAATATGCTGGAACAGCAGATTTGATTGTTAAATTAAATGATAAAATATGGTTACTAGACATTAAAACATCAAATTCACTACACACATCATATGATTTACAGTTAGCGTCATATGCTAAAGCCTGGAACGAAACACATGATCAACATGTCGAAGAAACGGGAATATTATGGTTAAAAGCATCTACTCGTGGTGAAGGTAAAAAAGGTAAAATACAAGGTAAAGGATGGGAGCTAAAAGTGATAAGTGACATTGAAAAGAACTTTAATATGTTTAAAAATATATATGAAATATACAAATTAGAAAACCCAGAACACGAACCTATTACGGAATTATTACCTACATCTATTAAAGTACAACAATAATTTACAAGAATTATATATATTTATAGGTGGTTTGACTTGTTCAAACCGCCTATTTTTATTTATATATTATATTTAAACATGAACAATAATTTTACTGTTGGTTGGTGGAAAGAAGTATTAGATCTTGATGAATACTCTAATAAAGTAGTTAATACATTAGTAGACAAATTTAAGCAAGAAGAACCTAGTTTAGAAACAGACGTTATCAAAGCATATATCAATCGTTTTGATCAAATTAAAAGTAGTCCTAAAATATCTAATAAAGATATTACTAAATATAGTTGGAAAGAATTAGAAAATATTATTAATTCTAATCAACCAAAACGTATTAAAGCAGGTAAAATAAATGATGGTGAACCAGAAAATGCTGATTTGGTTTATAATCAAAATGAATTAAGAGTATATGTTGGTAAAGACCGTAAAGCCTGTATCAAATATGGTAATGGATATTCATTTTGTATATCTGCTCGAGGAGGAGAAGGAGAAGAAATGTATACAAGTTATAGATATGAGGAAAAAGGAACACCTTATTTTATATTTGACGATACTAAATCTTCTAAAAAGGATGAAAATGGAAAATTTATAGACGACTATCATTTACTTGTAATATTCATCTATGAGGACCGTGAAATGTCATACTCAGTAACAAAAGCTAATAATAAAGGAGGAGAAGAATATTTTGAGAATTGGGATGAATTAGTAAAAGCTTATCCTGAACAACCAAAATTAAAATTTCTAAAAAATATAATTAAACCTGTAGATGCAGACTCAAAAGAAAAAGCGGAATATGACGTTAGAGATAAATATAATAGTATATTAAATAGGTATACTACAACGGTTGAGAAAAACTGTAGTGATATTTATGAATTCTATAATGCAGAAAAAAGTAGTAAAATTATTGATGATATATTAAGTGGGAAAATACAAGTATATCAGTTTAAGGCAGAAGTAATAAAAAACAAAGAATACCATAATCATCAAAGGATAATTGGACAGCAACAATTAATCAACCCAGAAGAAATTAATAAAGGATATGACTCATTTACAAAGTTAATACTTCTTCATATTGATACAACAGAAGATAAAAGAAGTAAAGAAGAAATATTAAGTGATTTTAAAATAACATCATATAGAGTAGACAACATTAGTTGTGCTAGAAAATACTATGAAGGTGTTAAAAAAATAGCAGATAGATATAGAAGTGAAATAGGCAAATTAAATCTACTAAAAGAAAATCTAAAACACAATAATAAACTAAACGAAAGCCAAACGGCTACTATTGGTGAGTTTGTTAAATACGCTATTAAGAATTTGGGAATACAAAAACCTCCACGTAACTTAACACTATCATACGATAATAACAAAGCTAAAGATATGAGTAGCTTTGGTTATTTTGATCCAAATAATAATAAAATATGGATCTATTGTGCTAATAGAAATATGGCTGATATTTTAAGAACATTAGCTCATGAATTAGTTCATCGTAAGCAAGATGAAGATGGTAAGATAGATAATACAAGTGGTGAAACTGGTTCTGAAATTGAAAATGAAGCAAACGCTCAAGCAGGAATATTGTTAAGAGATTTTGGTAAACAAAATAAAGACATATACGAAGTATTATTAAGAGAAGGAGTGTATGGAAATTATTTATTTGGAGATAAAGAATCGGGAGTATCAATATTATGGTATGACAATGAAAAAGAAGAAGATACGCTAGCTGAACATGCATTGTTTAAACTATTAAAAAAATATGCAAGCTCTACAGCAGATATTTATGGTACTATTAATTTAGATCATTTAATTCCTATACTTAAAATATTAAAAAAAGACTATCCTGAAATAGCAGATCCTAAACTAAATGGTGAAACTTACATCTATAGAGGAACATCAATACCTAAAGAAAAACTAAACGAACTAATGTATGGAGCTAAAACAGAACCATACACTAAAACATATGATCAAGGTATTATAATAATGAATCAAATGTATTCTTCTAGACGTAAAGTACAATCATGGAGTATTAATTATAATAATGCTGCTACATTTGCTGCGTCTACAGCGGAAACAAAAGGAGGAGTACCGGTAATAATGAGAGCCAAAGCTAAAAATGCTGAATTATTCTTTAAACCAGAGTTTATGGATAAATTAAGCTCACAGTTAGAAGACGAAACATTTAGTATTACTAACCCGATCCCGGCTGACGTAATGGTATTAGAAAATTATAAAGATGACTTTGAAAATATAGAAGCAGGTTATCAACATACAAAACAAAAATAGGTTTATGAATAACGAATCAATGTTACAACGGGAATTTAAAAGTAAAGATGTACAGCGTATGCGTAACATCATTACTAAAAACCACAATGCTAAAACAACAACCCAAATAGGTTATACTAAAAAACATATTGACCACAGTGAAGGTGATGTTTGGGAAGAGGATGGTAAGAAATGGACTATTAAAAACGGTGTTAAACAAACAGTAACGCGTTTTGATAGCTTAAAAAAACTAATATCAATACCATTAACATGTCCTAAATGTAGTAAAGCTATGAAACCAACTACATTAAATAAAAAGATGTGGCCAATCCATGGCACTTGTTTTGATTGTGTCATCACAATGGAAACTGAACTAAAACGCCAAGGTAAATTTGACGAATATGCTAGTAATTTAATATCACGTGGAGTTAAAACATACATTCAGGATCTTGAAGATGCTTTATTAGATCTATCATCTGAATCAAATAATGATTTTATAACTGAACAAGGCGATGTAGAAAAATGGACTGGTAAGGGTATAGATGCTAAAAAGATAACTACGGAAATACAAGAACATATACAAGAATTACGGAATCACATTGATGTATAATATTTATTGGTATAATAATTTACAAACTAAGTAACATAAATAGCAATGAATGATAATATCTGGTCAGTATTAATAACAGCAATAACGGTTTTAGGAGGTACATCAGCATTTAGATATTATGAAAAACGAGCAATGCGTAAAGAACGCGATGACGAATTTATTCGTCATGATTGTAAAGATCGTATTGCTAAATTGGAAGCTTTATTAGAGCAGTCAGCTAAAGAAAAAGATGAATTGAGGAATTTAGTATTGAAATTAACAGCGGAAGTAGCTGAGTTACGTGTTAAAGTTGAATTTTTTGAAACATATAACAAATGATTAAATTATCAGAATTTCTAATTGTAGAAGGACCAGCAGAGTACCCATCAAACCATCAACCGGGAATGCGTGTAACTAAAGGTGGTTCAATGTGTGCTAATTGTGAGTATCATGAAGATAAAGGCAATATATGTAATAACAAATATTGGTTAAAATGGCATGATAATAACGAAGAAATACCATATCCGGCAGATGAATATTGTTGTAATTGGTGGCATGAAAAATAAATAAAAATGATTAAACTAACCGAAATATTACAAGATATAATAGCTGAAAAAAAACTGTGTAAGAAAGGTAAAGCTTATTATAATCGTCGTAGAGCAGCGGGTGAAAAACCATCAGCTTATCTTTCTGGTCGTGCTACTAAAGTATGTAAAGGATTAATGAAAGAAGATGATTTAGATGAATCACTTCGTGATTGGTTTAAAAAAGAAGATTGGGTTCGTATAGATACACAAGGTAATATTGCTGGTCCATGTGGTACAATGAAAAAAGGTAAAGCAACAACTCGTTGTTTACCTCGTGCTAAAGCAAATAGCTTAACTAAAGCAGAACGCGCTGCAACATCTCGTAAAAAAGTAGCTGGATCTAAAAAAGGTAAACAATTTGTACCTAATACTGATAAAGCAAAAGTAAAGTTTAACAAATAAATTATGAAAATAACAGAATTAAGACAGTTAGTTAAAAAAGCTATTATAGAAACACTTTATACTAATGAAGATGAAGTTGATGAATATGATGTTGAAAATGAACAAGATCTTAAGGAATTCATTCAATTTATGCGTGATTATAAACAAGTATTAGCGGAAGCTGATTGCCCTTGTTTACTTGAAGCTGAGTATCACGGCCGTAAAGTTACACTAGGTAAACCAATGCAAGGTGATGTTAAAAAGTTTAAGGTATATGTTAAGAATAATAAGGGTAAGGTTGTAAAAGTTAACTTTGGTTTTGGTGGAAAATCAGCTAAGGGTAAAAGAATGAACATCAAAGTAAACAACCCAAAACGCCGCAGTGCATATCGTAAAAGACATAATTGTGATAACCCAGGACCAAGATGGAAAGCTAATTATTGGTCTTGTAAAAAATGGTAAACTAATAAATAAAAAATATAAAATGGCAAATAACAAATTAAAAGAAGTTCTTCGTAAGCTTGTAAAAGAAGCAATAAACGAAAAGAAATTAAACGAATTAGATCTACCAACAGATAATTGGAAGAAATTTGAAGAAATATACCAACAAGGATACACTAATGGATATAAAGATGCAACTATCGGTAAACCAAATAAATACAAATAAACATAATAAAAATGAATTTATCAGAAGTACGCGAAGTTATTCGCCAAGTAATACTAGAAGTTAAAAAAGAAGGTGGTTTACCTAAAAGTGGTGGTAAATTAGTACACCTTAAAAAAGAATTAAATGGCTTAAGAAAAATGAAAGAATCTTTAGGCCAATATGCTATTAACGAAAATGGAGAAAACCCATCATCATTTGTAGCTGAATATGCTCATATGCAAAAGTTTGTTAATGAGTTAGAAAAAATTAAAGTAGCACACGCCAAATTATCTGAAATGTTAGATAACCAAATTTCTGAAGTTGAAGGTAAAGTTGCTTCTGAAACTGAAAAGATTAAAGAAATGGTTGGTTTAATTGAAAAGGCTCCTGTTAAACCTACTAAAAAAGATAAAAAACCTAAAGAAGAATTAGAAGAAGTAAGAGGAGATAAAGGAAGACAACACAGCGCTAAATCTAAAGATTACGGAGAAGAATACGATTACACTCCTAAAACAGATTATAGAGTAGATCAAAAATTTCACCATAAAAAATATGGCACTGGAACCATAACTAAAGTAGATCCAGTATCTCCTGTAACTCAAGCTAAAGAAGGAGCAAAGATATATGTAAAATTCCCAGATGGAAATAAGATTATATCTGTTAAAACATTAAAACCACAAATGAGAGAAAATCTTGGATGTGAAGAATGTCAATATGACTTTGAAGATAAAGTTGAAAAGTATGTAAATGATAATCTTAATGTTGGTGAGAGTGATGTAACTCCTAGAGAAGCTAAAGATATAATTGATGCTATATTAGGTGAATTTAAATACACTGACTATGAAAATAATGATGCAAAACTTGAAAGCGATATAGCAGATTGGATTACTACTTACTACGATGAACAAGATTGGAATAGTGGATCTTTATCTTCTAGAGGTTTAAGCTGGAGTGACTTCATAAGAGAAGCTAAAGCTAAGAAGAAAAAGCCATCTGCTGGTATGACTAAAAAGGAAAAGTCAGCTGTAGCTACAAAAGCTCGTGCTGGTAAAGATATAGGTAAAAAAGGTAAAGGATTTGAAAAAGTAGCTGCTGCTGCGGGTGGTGGTGAAAAAGGAAAAAAAATAGCAGCTGCTGCTATGTGGAAAGGTCAAGCTAAAAAATAACAATGAATAAAAAACTATTATTAGAAAAATACATTAAAGTAGCAGTACGTAAGGCTCTTCAAGAACAAGAAGAAAAAGAAAAACGTGCTACACAAGCAATGTATTTAGTATATCGTTTTCCTAAATTAAAAGAAGTAATGATCGACCTAATGTCTCCGGCATTTGGTCGATTCATTTCTGATATTGAAATAGTTGCCCCTAAACCAACTACATTTTCTGTTAAATTAATTAATAATGAAGATTTCACTATTATATATAATGGAAAAGGTACATATACCGCTAAAGTAGCAGGTAAAAGATATAATATTCAAAATTTAGGCGAACTAGAAAGAGCATCACAGGGTATATCAGATTTATTAGAATTAAATTATTCAATTGATGAAAAAACATCAGAGATTGAAACTAATACACCTGATGCTGGAGCTGAAGCATTTAATGCTGTTACAGGAGCCCCACCAGCTGAAATACCAGGTGGAGCACCTGCTGCGCCCCCTACAGAAACACCAGCTGGAGCTGAAGCACCAGCCGCACCTGAAGAAGAAGAAACACCACCTGCTGAAGCTTAAATAAAATACAATGGAAAAAATTTCTATTAAAACTATAACAAATACTTTAGCTCCATTACTAGGACATGACTGGACAACAGATATAGACTACAATAGAGTATATAATTTTATTAAAAAAATAGAAAAATATAAATCATCTAATCCCCTATTACAACCTCCTGTAGGACGACATCTATACAGAGGTACCCCAATTAGTGATAAAACATATGATTTTATTAAAGATTGTATTGATAATAATAATATAAAACAAACCAATTTATCTGATTGGTATGGAAACAAAACATATATTACTACTTCTCTTTACAATTATAAACCACAACGTAAAATAACATTTTGGGCTGATGATGTAGAAAATGTTAGAATGATGGACTATTTCTCAGGACCCGGTAATATATGTTATGTTACTAAATGTATTGATTCTAAATTTATACTTAGTAAAAAATATATCGCTTTATTAAGAGAATACGCTTTTGAAGGTATTGATGATGAAGAAGATAGAGAAGAATTTGAAAAAATAAACCAAGATTTTCTAAAAGAAAACATTGATGATTTTACTGTTGATGATCCTAGTGCTGAAGATGCTACTTTAGGATATGGTTCTGAATTTTCAACATACATATTGTTTTACATGGAGGATTTTAAATAAACAACAATGAATAGAAGTATATTAGACGAGATTAAAGCTATTAATATTAAAATAGGAGATACATTTACTGTATCTAATAGCATAGGTAAATTTAACGAAGGCGACAAAGTCACTGTAGATGATGTACGCTCATTTGGTAACGATATTGAATTACATTTGTCTAATGAAGAAGGTGATAAAGATACCTTCTATTTAGATCGAGATGATGATTTTGGAGATTTGGCTTAGTCAAATCTCTTTTGTATCTTCATCCCTAACTTAACAAAATACTATGAGTCAAATTAAAAGGTTATTTTTTGACATTGAAACAAGTCCAAACATTGGTTTGTTTTGGACAGCTGGTTACAGATTATCTATTAGTCCCGATAACATTATTAAAGAAAGAGCTATTATTTGTATTTGCTATAAATGGGCAGGTGATGATAAAGTGTATTCTTTAAGCTGGGATAAAAATCAAGATGATAAGAAATTATTAGAACAGTTTATAAAAGTAGCTAATGAAGCAGATGAATTAATAGGTCACAATGGTGATCGATTTGATTTACCTTGGGTTAGAACTAGATGCCTGTACCACAGAATACCAGTATTCCCAACATACACTACATTAGACACGTTAAAAAACGCCCGTTCTAAATTTAAATTTAACAGTAATAAGTTAGATTATATTGCTAAATTTTTAGGTATTGGTGCTAAGATTAAAACAGGTTATGACCTGTGGAAAAAAGTAGTGCTAGATAAAGACCAAGAAGCATTAGATAGTATGGTGGAATATTGTAAAAATGACGTATTGATACTTGAACAAGTATATAATGAAATGTCAAGTTACATTCCTGCCAAAACACACCACGGTGTAGCTAATGGGGGTGAGAGATATTCATGTCCTAAATGCGCATCGGAAGATATGAAGTTTTCACAAAAACGGTATACAGCGTCAGGAACACCAAGAATTCAATTACAATGTAAAAATTGTCATACCTATCACACAGTTTCTAGTAGAATATATGAAACTAAGTTAGCTAGTGACACCATTTAATATATTTATACGCAAACACATACTAGATGTATTTAATAAAAGAGGCTAAACGTTGGCAAAAACTAGCTGGTATTTTAAAAGAAGCAGACGAGGATGAACAAGCCGTGCCTGATTCTGAAATACCGGATGAAGTAAAGCCTGACAGCGACGCTAGTACTCCTGAAGAACCATCTGGTACTATATCAAAAGATAAAGCTAAGGAATTAATTAAAAATACTAAAGGTAAATTCTTCACTGTAACATTTACTAAAAAAGATGGTACAACACGTGTAATGAATGCTCGTTTAGGAGTTAAAGCTTATCTTAAAGGTGGAGAACTACCATACAACCCAGAAGCTAAAGGATTAATACCAGTATGGGATCCTAAAGCAAAAAGCGGTAGTGATTCAGGATATAGAATGATTAATGTTAGCACAATTAATAATTTAAAAATAGGAAACAACGTTTACAAAGTACAATAAAATAAAAACCCAAAATGAAAAAACAAATAATCGAAACAAGAAGATTACAGCTATTAGCTGGTATGATTAACGAATCTCAGTTCAACGAAGCTGAAGAAATGGACGAAATGGCTCGTACAGCAGGTACGGGTGGTGCCTACACTATCACTCCTGAAGGTGAATCATTATTAAGAAGTTTAAAAGCTGGTGGTTCCTTACCTATGGGTATCGGAATTAATCATCTTGAAATTTTAAAATTCTTATACAATGCTAAAAAAGATGGTAAAAGAGTACAAAAGATAGACTATGCTAATTTATTAGGTAAAAAACAACCGGATGTTAATAAATTCTTTAACACAGTAGAAGAACTTGGATTTGCTAGTAGAGCTGGGTACACAGCTGGAAGCTCTATGGGTGGAACTAATAAAGCTACAAAGAGTGTTGATGATATCTTAGCTGATTTCGAAATGGATGATGAAGTGTAATTAAATCTATTACAATACATTAAAGCGCACTCTATAAAGGTGCGCTTTTATTTTTTAGGTCAGAATAAAGTTCGTATATTTAGACGTTTAATTTAATTATATGACTAGAATAAATGTTGCGATCCCACCAAAAGAACTAACAAATAAACATCTGTTAGCTGAACACCGTGAAATGAAACGTATACCCAATGTTGTGTCTAGAGGTAGATATAATATGAAAAGTGTACCACCTAGATTTACATTAGGTAAAGGCCATGTTGCCTTTTTCTATGATAAATTAGGCTATCTAAAAAATAGATACGAAGAAGTATATGCTGAATGTAAAGCGAGAGAATTCAATGTAGCTTACTACGGCAATGCTTGGGAAACAGTACCACAACATCTAATGGGTGATTACACACCAACTATAGAAGATGAACAAATTATCAGACAACGTATAAACGAAAGACTAAATGCAAAGTAAAAAAATTGTGATTATTGGAGCTGGAGTAGCAGGAATTAATGCTGCTACTAAGCTAGTAGACAATGGCTATCCTGGTGAACTGATTACTATCATAGACAAAGGTAATGACCCACACAGTCGTTTACCTGAAGAAGTAATGACTGGTATGCTAGGCGCTGGTGGATGGAGTGATGGTAAATTAACATACCACACATCAATTGGTGGACAATTGTCAAAATATTGTGGTGAAGAAAAAGCTATGGAATTGATGAAACAAGTAGTAGATAACTTTACTCGTTTTCACCCTAAACCAGATGAAATATTCTTATCTAATCCACAAGAGGAACCTGAATTTATTAAACCATATTTTGGATTACGTATGTTTCCTGTATGGCACATTGGTTCTAATTTCTTACATGAGATTGCTAAAACATGGTATCAATATTTGTTAGATAAAGGTGTTAAGTTTAAATGGAATACTGAAGTAACTAAGATTGAATTTGAACAAAGCAATGTATATTTGTTAGATGATCCTAGTTCTGAAATCGGAGGGTGGATGAATTATGATGAATTGATATTTGCAGTAGGTAAATCAGGAATAGACTTCGGTAAACAATTAGCAGACCAATATAAATTACCAACTGAACCCAAATCAGTACAAATAGGAGCTCGTTTTGAAGCACCACAACATTATTTCCAAAAATTGATTGATGTGTCTTATGATTTCAAATTATATCAAAAATTTGAAAATGTATCTATACGTTCATTCTGTACTAACAACAATGCTGCTTATGTAGCAGTAGAGGAAACATATGGTGATATTACATATAATGGTCATGCTAAGAAAGGTGAGGAATTTAGAAACGATATGACTAATTTTGGCATCTTAATGGAAATTAAAGGTATTGAAAATCCATTTGAATGGAGTAGAAAAGTTGTTTCTAAATTACAAGTCAATGGAAAAGGATTATACTATTCACCTAATCGTACTCGTATTTCAGGACTAACATCAGAAGGTACTCCAGTGACATCTTATCCAATAGATACTTTAGTACCATTAATTGAAGCTATGGGATCATATTTCTATTATATTGAAGATTTTATAGACGATATGAATAAAGTATTTAACTTTGGAGATGATTGGGGAATATATTTACCGGAAGTAAAGTATTTATCACCTGAACCACTAGTTAACTATACTGATTTATCATTAACTGATTATCCAAATGTGTATTTTGCTGGTGATGCTTTATCAGCTAGAGGAATAACAGTATCAGGAGCACACGGAATATACATTGCAGAAAAATTAATTAAATAAACATGTCAGAAACTAAGAAACTAAAAACAGCAGATAAAACTATAGTATACCACCTAAACGGAAAAATGCATAATTGGGATGGTCCAGCTTATATACCCCAAGGCAATAAACGAGCAGCTGAATATTATTTATTTGGAATAAAATATTCAAAAGACCAATGGGAGTTCTTTAAAAAAGATACTAATGGTGTACCATGGCATAAAACAGCAGCCGCTAAAGCAGCAGGAGCTAGAGTATAAGGCAAAATTAATTTGTATATTTAATATATGAAATTTCAACGTACATACGAAGATGAAAATATGATCGAAGTTTGGTCATTCGATACTGATAGGTTCGCAAACGGACCTATCAGTGTTGATATTAAGTATAAAAATGGTTTTGATAAAAAATGGAGTAAGATACAAAAAGAAGCTAAAGACGATCGTCGTGTAGCGCGTCAAATGAAAAAAATAAACGAAAAAAATAACAAATGAGAATAGGGTTAGCAGGTACAATGAGTGTAGGTAAAACTACATTAGCTAGAGCGTTAGGTGAAACTGATCGTTTTAAAGATCATGTTGTACAAACTGAACGTAGTAAATATCTTAGTAATTTAGGTATACCACTAAATACAGATTCTACATTAAATGGTCAGTTTGTATTTTTAGCAGAACGAGCTACTGAATTATTACAACCAAATATCATCACTGATAGAACAATATGGGATGTATGCGCCTTTACATTTTCAGCTAAATCTATTGATTGGTTTGCTAAACATTCATTTGTTGAGGCCGCTATGAGACTTCGCAATCAATATGATGTAGTATTTTACGTTTCACCAGAGGGTGTTGAAATTGAGGATAATGGTGTTCGCACTGTTGATCCTGAATACCGTAATAAAATTGATTGGGTTATTAAAGAATCATTAGAAGAATATAAACCTAATAAACTAGTTCATATAAAAGGTACAACAGAAGAACGTATTGCTACTATTTTGCAAAATATTTAATATTTATATTCACAACTATCAACAACACATGAAAAAATCTGAATTAAGACAAATTATACGTAAAGCTATAAATGAAGTAGTGAACGAAGCTGAAATAACTCCCCAAGAGAAAGCAGCTAAAGATGCAGAATTAAATTCTATTAATAAACAAATAACGGCATTAAACGCTAAAAAATCAGACCTATCATCAGGTAGAACATCAGTAGTATCTGAAGATAAATTAGATGAATTAGCTAACGTAGCATTACGTTATGAATTAGCTCCTGATGTTGATCCCGGAAAATTTACTGGTAAGAAAAATCGTATCGTAAGTAAAATGAAAGAGATTGATGAGCCTATTTCTAAAATAGACTTAGCATATGAGTTAGGATATAACAAACAACAGCCAGTAAACTCAGATTTTATGGAATTGGTAGCTAGAGGTGTAATTGTAGCTGCTGAGGAACAAAAAGCACCACGAGCAGCCGCTGATGATTTTACTCCTATTAAACCCGTAACTATAAAGAAAAGAGATATTGGTGGTTTCGGAGATGTACCGAGCGATGTAGCTGATGATGAAGAGGATGATGAAGAAGAAGAAACAAGCGATGAATTTGACTTTATCGTAGGTGATATGAGTGATGAAGAAGTAGACGCAATGTTTGCTAAAATGAAACAATCCGGTGAAGAAGAACCAATAGTAAGCAAAACATCTGATCTTGGAATACCTGATGAAGATTATCAAAACTTCATGAAAGTATCTGATTTAGAAGCACGTTTAAATAAAGTAAAAAGTGATATATTTAAAGCAAGAAGATCAAAAAATGTAGCTGGTGATTTCAAAGATAAACCATCATCTGAATTACAACGTTTGATAGATTTAAAAGCCTCATTAGAGCAAAGAATAAATGATCTAATAGCAGGATCAGAATATTTGCAAAAACGTCAAGCCAAAGCAAATCAGGCTAAAGAAAAACCAGAAGAGCCAATTGATGAATGGTTTATGGAACAATTAAAATACCGTGCAGGAATTATAAAATAATAAAATCATGTATAACAAAATTAAAAATGTATTAACAGTAGTATTATCTATTGTCTTTATTGTAGGAATAGCTAGTATTTTGTTTGAAAAATGTAACAGTGGTCTTGATAAAGGATTTGGAGCTAAATTAGATAGTTTAAATCGTGTAACAGATTCATTACAAAGTGTTATTAAAGATAACAATGTTGTTATTGAGATATTAATGGTTAAAGATTCTATATTAGAAGATCAAGCATTACATCAAAAATCTAAAATAAAACCTATTATCAAATATGTAGATTCATCTAAACACGCTGTAGACAAATTCACCAGTAGTGAATTAGTACAATCACTTAATAATCGTTACCCAACAGATACCACAACAAACCCATTACCAGTAGCACAACCAGTATTAGTATCAACTATAAAAGATTTAGTAGAGCTAGATGGTGACAGACAATTATTAGTAATTCAAGATAGTATTATTACTCTATCTGAATCAAGAATATCTACTAAAGATAGTATTATAAGTAAACATATTAATAATGAACTTAATTACAAACACATTATATTAAATAAAGATAATGCTATTAACAGTTGGGAAGACCAATACAGTAGATTAGAAACAGAATATAAAAAACATAAATTTAAATCTAAATTTAAAAATATAACTAGCTACATTATTATAGGTGGATTAACATACCTATTACTAGCAAAATAACCACGCCACCCAGACTATACAGGTCCAACCCACAAGGTTGGACCTTTTTTATATATTTATATATAAACAATATATGTCTCAACAAGCAAATATTAAAGAAATTATTAAACAGGAGTACATAAAGTGTGCTACGGACCCTGTACATTTCTTTAGAAAATACTGCTACATTACTCACCCGGTTAAAGGTAGAGTATTATTTCATTTATATCCCTTTCAAGAAGAAGTACTATCGGATTTTAGAAACAATAGATTTTGTATCATAAATAAATCAAGACAGTTAGGTATATCAACCCTATCTGCTGGGTTTGCTTTATGGACTATGCTATTCAATAAGGATAAAACTGTACTTTGTATAGCAACAAAACAAGAAACCGCTCGTGGTATGGTGGAGAAAGTACAATTTATGTATGAAAACCTACCTAGTTGGTTGAAGGGTAACCAAAAACCAATATCAAATAACAAACTATCGTTTCAGTTAGCTAATAATTCTAGAATAGTAGCAACATCCGCTGCATCAGATGCAGGTAGATCTTACGCTGTATCTTTGTTATTAGTAGATGAGGCAGCCTTCATTGAAGGTATTGATAAAATATACACCAGTATTAAACCTACAATTGCAACGGGTGGAGGTATCATAGCATTATCATCACCAAATGGTGTTGGTAACTGGTTCCATAAAATGTATTCAGATGCAGAAATAGGAAAAGGTGATTTTAAAGCAATAAAACTGCCATGGAATCTTCATCCAGATAGAGATGAAAAATGGGAAGAAACCGAACGAGCGAATATGTCGCCTCGTGAATTTGCTCAAGAGTATGATTGTGACTTTTTGGGCTCAGGTAACTCAGTTGTTGAACCAGATTTATTATCATTTTATGAAGAAACATTTATACAAGATCCTGTTGAACGTCGCTTTCTTGGTGGAGATTATTGGATATGGAATTACCCTGACTATAGTAAGTCTTATATTGTCTGTGCTGACGTTGCTCGTGGTGATGGTTCGGACTACTCGACATTCCATGTTATTGACACTACAAACTGTGAACAAGTGGCTGAATTTAAGTCACAAGTAGATACTAGAACTTTTGGTAATATGTTAGTAGCCGTAGCTACTGAATATAACAACGCATTGTTAGTAGTGGAAAACGCTAACGTAGGTTGGGATGTAGTTAATACAATAATTGAGAAAGGATATCCTAAATTATATTATTCTCCTAGAACATATGGAGAAGTAAATATAGATAAATGGATGTCTAAGATGGAATCTGATCAAACAGTTCCTGGTTTCACTACATCAACTAAAACAAGACCACTTGTTATATCCAAAATGGAGTCGTATATTAGGGAGAAGGCATTTACTTTCCGCTCTAAACGTTTATTAGAAGAATTACGTGTGTTTATTTGGATGAATGGCAAAGCACAAGCACAAAATGGATATAACGATGACTTAGTAATGGCATTGGGCATTGGGTTATTCACCAGAGATACTGCAATGAAATTCTATGAACAAGGAATGGACATAAACAGAGCAATGATATCTAATATAACTAGAACAGGATACGAAGGTGGATTTATGCCTCAATTACCTAATGGACAACAAAATCCATATATGGTTAATAACGGTCATGGACAATTTGAAGATATGACGTGGGTGTTAGGGTAATAAATATTTATTGATATAATAAAACAACAAAATGGCAGAACAACAACCAGGGTTATTTGGTAGACTAACACGTTTATTTAGTACTGATGTTATCATCAGAAACGTTGGTGGAAATCAACTAAAATCTATAGACGTAGATAGGATTCAAGCTTACGGTAATGTAAAGACAAATGCATTAATAGATAGATTTACTAAACTACATAGGTTTGGGGCTAATATGCCTTACAACCCAACCATGAACTATCAAACACTTCGTATTCAATTATATACTGACTATGAAGCAATGGATACCGAATCAATTATAGCATCTGCATTAGATATTTTAGCAGATGAATCAACTTTAAAAAACGAAATGGGTGAGGTACTACAGATTAGAAGTGCCGATGAAAACATTCAACGTATATTATATAATTTATTTTATGATGTATTAAACATCGAATTTAACTTATGGTTATGGACTCGTAATATGTGTAAATATGGTGATTTTTATTTACATATGGAGATTGCAGAAAAATTCGGAATATACAATGTAACACCAATGTCTGTTTATGATATGGTGCGTGAAGAGGGAACAGAACCTTCCAACCCATCGCTAGTAATATTCAGGATTGATCCTATGGTAATATCAGCAGGTGGTGCTAGTTATCCTGATTATCGTAAAGATAAAGAGGGTAAGATCACATTCCAAAACTATGAAATAGCGCATTTTAGGTTATTAACTGACGCTAACTATCTACCTTATGGACGTTCGTTTATTGAACCTGCTCGTAAAACTTACAAGCAGTATGTGCTGATGAAAGACGCGATGTTATTACATCGTATTACTCGTGCCCCAGAAAAACGTGTATTTACTATTAATGTTGGTAATATCCCACCACATGAAGTTGATGGATATATGCAGAAAGTAATGCAAAAAATGAAAAAAACACCTCACATAGATCAACAAACGGGTGAATATAATTTGCGTTATAACATGATGAATATGATGGAGGATTATTATCTTCCAACTCGTGGTAATGATACTGCAACTAAGATTGATACAATTAAAGGTTTAGAATATAATGCAATAGAAGACGTTAATTTCTTACGTGATGAGATGTTAGCTGCATTAAAAATACCTAAAGCATATTTTGGATTTGAAAAAGATTTACAAGGTAAAGCTACATTAGCTGCTGAAGATATTAGATTTGCTCGTACAGTAGAACGTATCCAACGTATTATTTTATCTGAACTATATAAGATGGCATTAGTACATTTATATGTACAAGGATATGATGGTGAAGGACTATCTAATTTTGAATTATCTTTAACTACTCCTTCTGTTATATACGAACAAGAAAAAGTAGCATTATGGAAGGAAAAAGTAGAATTAGCTAAATCAATACAAGACACTAATCTATTACCATCAGATTTTATCTACCACAATATATTCCAGTTTAGTGAAGATCAATACGATGAATACCGTGATCTAGTAATTGAAGATAAGAAACGCACATTCCGCTTAGCCCAAATTGAAAATGAAGGTAATGACCCAGCTAGAACTGGTAAATCATATGGTACACCACATGATTTAGCTTCATTATATGGTAAGGGTAGAGCAGGAATGGACGTTAATGGACCTGTACCAGCAGGATATGATGAAAGAAAACCCGGTCGCCCTAAACAAAAAGCATCTATTATTGGTACACAACAAGATCCATTAGGTAAAGATAGATTAGGTAGCCAAGAAAATGGTGAACTATATAAACCAAATGCTGCTCCTGAAGGTAGTGGTACACCAAAAGCCATGTTTGAATTTAAGAAAAATAAAACTTTACTTGAGGGGATAGATATAGCTCGTAAAGAGATTGTATTAGGACCTGAACAAGAACCGTCATTATTAAGTGAGAAAAATATCAAGAACATAAAATAAATACATATTTATAGGTAGTGCAATACTATGACAAAGATTAAACACAGCAAATTCAAAAATACCGGTATTTTATTTGAGCTACTTGTAAGACAAATAGCATCAGATACCGTATCCAATAAAGACTCAGCAGCTATTGGATTAGTTAGAAAGTACTTTAATAAATCTGAGTTGTCTAAGGAGTATAAATTATACCAAGCGTTAATTTCTCCTAGGGCTCTTAGTGAAGGTAAAGCTGAAACATTTATCAATGCTACGTTAGAAGCATCTCTGCGTCTAAATAAAACGGCACTACGTAAAGAAAAGTATAATCTTATTAAAGATATACGTGAAAATTACGATTTAGAAGAATTCTTTAAAGCAAAGATCAATAACTATAAAGAATATGCTGCTGTATATAACTTAATTGAAGCACACAATTCACTAGAATTTGTAGCACCTCAACATATTATTGATAATAAAATTACATTATTAGAACACATCACTCGTAAAGAAATTGACAAGGAAGGTGTTAAAGATCGTGTAATGGAAGAATTTTCTAGTATGGATAAAGGCTCTCGTTTGCTAGTTTATCGTATGTTGTTAGAGAAATTCAACAGCAAATATTCCACATTATCCGATCGTCAGAAATTAATATTAAAAGAGTTTATCAATAATATTACTAATACTGTTAAATTAAGAGAATTTGTTAATAAAAATTTTATTACAATAATTTCTGAAATTAACAAAATAATTCCAACAGTATCTGATAAAACTACTCAAATTAAATTAACAGAGGTAGTAACACTGTTAAAACCATTAGATAAAACTCAAAATGTAAGAGATGAGAATGTTATTTCACTTTTACAATATTATCAATTGATTGACGAATTAAAATCAATTAAGTAATGGAATTTAAAGAATACATCAAAAAACTAGTACAAGAACTGTTAGATGAAGAATCATCTACATCTGGTGTTGGTGGTTATTCTACTCCATTTGCCTTTGCTAAGAAAGGCCAAAAGAAAAATGCAGCAGTGGCTGCAGCTGAAGATGAAGGTTGGAAAGTAACAAAAGGCGAAACACAAATGCCTGGAGATTCCAAAGTGAGAGATTATAAATCTATATGGCCCTCAGCTAAAAAGAAAAAATACAATATATACAAAGAAAGTAATTATGATCAAGCATCATCTTATGGAGCAGCTAGTGGCTATACAGCAGCTAGCGGTTATACAGGAGGTGGTATTAAGGGTGATAATTATTACCAAAACAATACTGATATGAACGAAGCAGAATTTTCATTCTATGATCCTAACAAGAAAAAAGCAGGATCTAAATCTTTTCGAATTCCACTTGAATATGAATTTCCTTCATTTTTACTTGAACCTATTAAATTAGGGGAAACATCTAAAATATATTTTAAAATATTTACCAATAGTAAAGGGGAAACAATATTAATGATTGATCCTTTAGTTAAAACTGCATTAGACGCTATTGAAAGGGGTAGAAGTTCTTTTGATAAAGAAATATTACTACCTGCTTTAACTAGATATTTAAAAGAAAAAATGCCAGCTGGTACTAGAGGAGAAATTAAAAAAGCAGCTCAAGGTGCTAAAATAACCAGCAATGGTTTTATTGCTTTAGATTTAATTTTATCTAGAACACCAGATCCAGTTAGTTCTTCTGTTTCTAACGATATTGTAAGTATTGCTCCTAAAGGAATACAGTTTTTAAAAGCTATTAAAGCTGAGCCTAGTAAAGCAGCAGGTTTAGAAAATGAACTAGAATTCTTAATTTGGTTATATAAAAATAAAGATAAAGAAAATACGCCTAGACAATTTTCATTAGATACTGGTAATTCAATACAATTAGCTTCCAGAATAGCAAATAAGTTAGCGAGCAGCAACGCAATCAATGTTGAAAAATTAATGCCTGCTGTTAGTGATGATATATGGTATGTAAAAAATCCATTTGCTGTAAAGCAAAAAAAGAAAAGTGATAAAGATGCTGATGTATATGATAGAGTAAGAGTACACGGTGGTATTAACACTAAATTATACGAATCATTGAGTGATATCATTAAAGAAGAATTACTTAATGAAGTATCATACGGTAAATTTAAAAAAGATGTTAAATTCAGAACTAAATCTGAACAACTACATAAAGCTATTCGTGAAGTAAAACGTAAATTAACTGAAATTGATCGTATAGTAGAATACACTTCTCGTATGAAACAAGAATTGAGTGAAGGTGAAGAAGGTATTAGATATTGGAAAGCAACACAGAAAAATGTAGCAAATATATCAGAAATGGTAAACCAACTTAACAATAAAATTAAAAATCTTAACCAATAATGGCAAAAGCAAAATCATCCGCTTCCAATAATAAGGTTAACTTTGGTAAACGTAAACAAGGCGCAGCTAAGAAATCATATAATAAACACAATCCACGTCCAAAGGCTTATAGAGGACAAGGTAGATAAATAAATACAATAATGAAAAGTATACAAAATCAATATCGTGATTTAAAAGAAGGTAGAATGTCACAAGCAAATTTCATGAGAAATTTACGCATGACTATGCCTCAATACGTTACAAATGTAACATCATTCAATGATTCAGTTAGAATCCTTAAAAATAAGGGTATATTAGCTGAATCTCATGAAGCTAACACTATGTGGATTGAAAGATTCATTAATATTTTAAAAGATAGAGGAGCTGAATCTATTATCCCTGATAATATTGATTTAGGTGAGTATGAGGGAATGACACCAGAACAAGCAGCTAATAAATTTTTACAACCAGTTCGTGTAACACCTTTTAATACTTTACCAAATGACCCAGAAATTCCATTTATGGGAATGACTGAAGGAGCATATACGGGAAAATCAGATATGATTATTACCCTTGACTATGATAATGAAATTACCAAAATTGAAGATAAACATTATCATTGGGGCCCTGATGGATCTACAGATTATGAAATAGATACTATAAAATCAAATTTTGATTACAACGATACATTAGAAATAGTTGGAGATCTTATTAGAAAATACAAATGGAACAAAATTATCTTAAAAGTAATTCATGATGGTGAAGAAGAAGAAGATGTATTTAATGCTGGTAACTGGAAAGGTATAGGTTATTGGTTAAAAGAATCAGATATATATGGTATAGCAGGTGATCCTGAAAAAGAAGCTGATGCTAGAGCAATGGCTATTAAAAGAAAGAAACAAGATTTAGAAGATGATGAATTAGATGATCTTATCAACAAATACGATACTGAAAAGCAAGGGGAGGAAGATATATTATCACAGTGGGATCCATTAGAGGAAGGTATTGATAACGAAACAGCACAAGACATAGCAATGAATGCAACTTCATTTGAAGATGCTGTAAATAGATTATGGGATGAAGGTGTAGATATGGATATTGCTAGAGAAATAGCAGGACAATACCATGATGAAGAGTTATATGAATCTAAAAAAGGTAAAAGCTTACATCCAAACCAAATACACCCACAAGAATTAAGAATGGGTATGCAAGTTGAAATGGAACATACAGACGATCCTAAAAAAGCAGAAAAAATTGCTTTGGATCATTTAGCTGAAAACCCATTCTACTATACTCAGCTTAAATTATCTGGTGTAGATACTAAAGCATTACCTACTAAAGAGAAAAAAGCTATTGCTAAGAAAAAAGACGAAACTGAGCTTGTAGATAAAGCTAACCAAATGAAACCTGTTAAGGGTGTTGAAAAGATAAAAGCGTCTGCAAACAAAGCTCATAAAGAAACAAATAAAGGTGTATCTGGTGTACAGTTAATGTCATTAGTAGCTAAATCATCTCGTGGTGTTAAAAAAATGGACCCAACAGGTGAAAAAAGTAAGAAAATAAGTGTGAAAGAAGGTCAATATACTTTTTATGGTTATTTTAAAAATGATGAAGATGATAGACTAAGAGCAATAATACCAGATGCTAAAATAGAGTACAACGAAGAAGAAGAAGTATATACAACTGTATATTCATCAAAATATAATGATAAAACCGTTCAACATGCTGTTAAACAAGTATTAGGGTTAGGTGAAAAAAGTAAATTTAGATCTAACGTTGATTTAGGTGGTTCATTTGATAAATTCAAATCACAATTAGAATCACTTGTACGCGAAGTATTAAGTGAAATGAAGAAATAATATGAATAAGACATTATTAATAGATTATACACTCCCTCAATTAGCTAATTTAACTATTGTTGAAAACAAACAGTTAAACGAGGGTAAATCTCTTGTTACTCTTGTAGGTAAACTACAAGAAGCTGAACAAAAGAATGGTAATGGTCGTGTATACCCTCGTGAAATTCTTGAAAGAGAAGTTCAAAAATATATGGAAGGACCAGTAAAAACACGTACTGCTCTAGGTGAATTAGATCACCCTGAAGCATCTGTTGTTAACCTATCAAATACATCTCACGTTATTACAGAAGTATGGTGGGAAGGAAACGATTTAATGGGTAAATTACAGTTATTACCAACACCTTCAGGCAACATTGCTAAAGCATTAATATTATCTAATATTCCACTTGGTATATCATCACGTGGTATGGGTAGTGTTAAACAACTAGGTGAAACAGTTGAAGTACAAGATGATTTTGAATTATTATGTTGGGATTTGGTATCAGTACCTAGTACACCACAGGCGTATATGTCATTAGCTGAAGGTAAACAATATAAACCATCTAAGGATTATAGTAGAATAAATAGTTTAATAACTGAAATTATATGTAATGCAACTGGCGTTTGTCCATTGTGTTAAATGATTGCGGTTTTTAATATTTACATATATTTATGGGTAGCCTAAATAGCTACCCATTTTTATCCTCATGGTAGCTCGGCAATTTTTAAACCCCACTATTAAGATTCTCAATAATCTTATTTCCGTAATTAAATTTAAGGAGAAAAAACAAAATGAGTACAAACAAAGACTTATTCAAAGAGGCTATCGCCGACGCCAAAGCAGTTCGCGAAGCAGCGTTAGCAAACGCAAAAGTAGCTTTGGAAGAAGCACTTGCACCAAAACTTCAATCTATGTTATCAGCAAAACTTCAAGAAATGGAAGACCCAGAAGATGATGACGACGATTATTCTGATCTAGAAGATATAGAATCAGATGACGCCGCACAAGCACAGGCTTATTCTGACATGGAAGATGATGGTTTAGAAGAAGATTTTGATTTATCTGAGATTTTAGCAGATTTAGATTTCGGTGACGATATGAATGAAGCTAAAAAAGACGATAAAAAAGACGACAAGAAAGATGACAAAAAAGCATCTAAAAAAGATGATGAATCTGAAGAAGATGAAAAAATCACTGACTTAACTGTTGACGAATTAAAAGACATGATTAAAGACATCGTTTCAAGTGAATTAGAAACTGAAGAGTATGAAACTTCAGAAGACGAAGAAGCTGAAATGGGTGGAGATGATATGTCATTAGACGTAGACGGTATGGGTGGTGAAGAAGAAATCGGAGCTGAAGATGAAGAATTCAATTTAGATGAGTTATTAGCTGAATTAGATTCATTAAATGAAAATGAAGACAACGATGCTGATGACATGAAAGAAGGTGTATCTGATTTCGTTAAGAAAATCGGTTCACTTAGCGCTGAGAAATTAGCTAAATTAAAGAAATTTTACAACGATGAAATTTCGCCAGAAGCAATGAAAAAAGCAGTAGCTGCTGGTAAAGGATATTCCAAATTACCGTCTAATCTTGAAGAAGAAGAAGATATGGAAGAAGGAATAGGTGATACTGTTAAGAAAATAGGCACCGCCGTTAAAAAAGGTATAGGAAACGTTAAGAAAGCATACCAAGACGAATACTCTCCAGCTGCAATGAAAAAAGCAGTAGCTGCTGGTAAAGGATATTCTAAATTATCATCTAATATCTCTGAAGAAGACGATAATGAAATGTACGAAGCTATTAAAACAATTAAAGCTCTTCGTAATGAATTAAACGAAACTAACTTACTAAATGCTAAGTTGCTTTACGTTAACAGAATCTTCAAAGATAAAAACTTAACTGAATCACAAAAACTAAGAGTAATTGCTCAATTTGATAAAGCAACTACTACAAAAGAAGCTAAAAATCTTTACGAATCAATGAATAGTGCATTAGCAGTAGCTAAGAAAACTACAATCAAAGAATCATTAGGATTTGCTTCAAAAGCAGCTGGTGTAGCTCCACAAAAACAAATCGTACAAGTTGACGATACTGTTGCTAGATGGAAGATGTTAGCTGGTATAACAAAATTTTAATTAAACAATAACCCAAAACTAAAAATTCGTTTAAAATGAACGTACAACAATTATTAGAAAGCTCTAACCAATACAAAGTAGTAATGGAAGATGCTAAAAGATTGTCTGGAAAGTGGGCAAAATCTGGCCTTTTAGAAGGTATCAAATCTACTACAGACAAAAACACAATGGCTATGCTATTGGAAAACCAAGCAAAACAATTAATGACTGAATCTAGTGTAACTGGTGGAACCAACAGCATGACTGGTGGTGGATACAACAGTGAAAACTGGGCTGGTGTAGCTTTACCATTAGTTCGTCGTGTATTCGGTGAAATCGCTGCTAAAGAATTCGTTAGTGTACAACCAATGAACTTACCTTCAGGTCTTGTATTCTATCTTGATTTCAAATACGGTACTGGTGTTAAACCATTTACTGCAGGTGGATCTTTATATGGTGCTAATGCAACTACAAACGTAACTGACATTACCTCTCAATCACTTTACGGTGCTGGTAAATTTGGTTACTCAATCAACCAATTCTCATCTTCAATTGCTTCTCTAACTGGTTCTACTAGTTGGGCTACATTTAACTTAGATAGTAACTATAGTGCTTCTTTTGATCAATATAAGACTGTCTTAGTTCCATTACCTGCAACTGCTGATTTGAACGCTGTTCGTTCATTCGTATTTACTTCAGGTTCTATCACTGTTGCAAACATTTTACAACAATTTACAACTGTATCTAACAACACAGCTTCTTTCGTTGTAACTGGTTCTTTAGTTGCTGCTACAACTGGTGGTGCTCAAACAGTACAATTGTACTATGACATCCAACCTACTCCAGCTGCTCGTGGTGATTTCGAAGATGCATCAGGTGCTGGTTATCCAAACGCACAAAGTTCAACTACAATCGCTATCCCAGAAATTAACGTACAGTTAAAATCTGAAGCTATCGTTGCTAAGACTCGTAAGTTAAAAGCACAATGGACTCCAGAATTCGCTCAGGATCTTAACGCTTACCATAGTGTTGATGCTGAAGCTGAATTAACTGGTATCTTATCTCAATACATCTCTATGGAGATTGATTTAGAGATCTTAGATATGTTAATCCAAAACGCTTATACAACTGAATATTGGTCAGCAATTAACAACCAAGCTGTAGGTGCTTCAGGTGTTACTACTGCAGATTTAGGTTTCCTTAACACTCAAGGTGGTTGGTTCCAAACTTTAGGTACTAAATTACAAAAAGTATCAAACACAATTCATCAGTTAACTTTAAGAGGTGGTGCTAATTTCTTAGTAACTTCTCCTTCTGTAGCTACTATCTTAGAATCAATCCCTGGATTTGCTTCTGATGGTGATGGTGAAAAATCTGAATTCAACTTCGGTATCCAAAAGGTTGGTTCTTTAAATAGTCGTTACAAGGTTTACAAAAACCCTTACATGACTGAGAACGTAATCTTAATGGGTTACAAAGGTGCTCAATTCTTAGAGTGTGGTGCCGTATTTGCTCCATATGTTCCATTAATCATGACTCCACTTCTTTACGATCCTAATACCTTCACTCCAAGAAAAGGTTTAATGACTCGTTACGCTAAGAAGATGATCCGTCCTGACTACTATGGTAAAGTATATATTGCTGGTTTAAATACTATCTAATATAGATGAACCATATTTAGCCCCGTAAGGCTATAAATTGAGACCTGAGCTTAGCTCGGGTCTCTTTTTTGTATATTTATATGTAACCAAATAAGTGTTTATGAAGGAACCAAATCGCGAACGCAAAAGCGAAATTAAATCAATCAATGCTGTTACGTTAAACGAAGAACAAAAAGAAGCAAAACGATTAATAATAGAAAATCAAATCGTTGTTATAACAGGAAGAGCAGGTTGTGGTAAATCACTAGTATGCGCCCAAGCTTCATTAGATTTTTTAAAAAAGAAACAGATAGAGTGTATATATAATACACGAGCTGCTGTAGAAGTAGGTAAAAGTTTAGGTTTCTTACCTGGGGATATAAATGGTAAATTTGATCCATACATGGAAGCCTTTATTGAGAACCTAAGCAAATGCTGTTCAGATAAAAAAGAAGTAGAAAAACTTGTAATAGACAATAAAATAAAAGCACTACCAGTTCAATTCATTCGTGGTAAAACTATTGACGATATATTGATTGTAGAGGAAGCACAAAACCTTACTAAAGGTGAAATGTTAGCTATATTAACCCGTTTAGGTAAAACAGGTAAAATAGTAGTTAACGGTGACAACGAACAGACCGATATCAAGTCAAATACGGGTGAAATAAACGGCTTAACTTACGTTATCGAATTATCCAAAAAGATAGAAGAAATCAAGTGGATTAAACTGAAAGAAAACCATAGATCCGATCTAGTCGGTAAAATATTGGAATACGAGTATGGAAAATAAAGTTATTTAATATTTATACGTGTTAAATACTACTTAAATAATGGCTATAAATTTAAAAGACCTTTACGATGTATACTTTGGTGATACTACATACCTAAGCCCCGTAAAAGGTAATACTCCTTTCGAATACTATACTAATGACCCTGAATTTATCAGAGATGCTAAAAGCGCAGCTAAATTTATAGCACAGCGTTTGGGTGTATCTGGTCCTTTATATAATGTTGCTACTGGTCAATATGTAGCTAGCCCTGCTCAACTTAATATTAGCGATTTAACAGTATATGCTGCTTTTGAAGAAGCCGTTACTACATATGGTAACTTAGTGTACCAATATAAAATTAGAGATAACTACATTAATATTGAAGGTTCTGATTCTTTACCTTTTAACAACAGTGCTATTACTTTTGTTGATAGTATTGATATAAATTCACCTGTAACTTGGTCAGGACCTAGATTAGCTACATGGGAAGA